ACGATGTACGTGTTTTCCGTTCCGATGAACGACAGGTTCAGCGTCGCGTAATCGCCGGGCGACATGACCACGAAAGTCGGCGCTTCGCCGCCGGCCTGATTGGTGATGTAGGACAGCATCGTTGCCATGTTCTGGCGGGTGAAGCCCGACGAGAACGAGAACAGCGCGGCGTTGTTGGTGTTGATGTACTGGCCCTTGAAAGCCGAGTTGCCCTGCGCGTTGCGATTAATACCGCCGTAATTCGGAACGTTCGTGCCGTCATCGAACGCATCGTAGAAGCTGTTCGGGTAGAGCGAGTTCGCGGTGTTGTTGGTGAACAGCAGGTTGGCGAAATTCTGCTTGGTCACCGCCGCAACGTCGTTCATGCGGGCTTTGAGCAGGCTGATCTCGCGATCGGTTGCCTGGATGATCGTTTCGCCGAAAGGCAGCGGGACCGGCACGACCCAGTACGCCAGATTCCATTGGCCGTTCTGAATCGCCGGGATGATCTGCGGCGAATTGAAGCCGCCGCCGTAGCCGGTGAACTGACCTTGAACCATCGACTGAGCTTGCATTGGAACGGTGATCTGATTCAGACCGCCCGCTGCCTTCTGCGCGTTGCCCATCATGTAGAAAAGCGTAGGGCTTCCAAAATAGATTTGTACAAAGAGACGTGGGACAAAAGCGCGCCTTGTGGTCGAGGCCAACTCTGTGTAAAGTCCCCCAGCAGCCGGGGCAACTCCAATTCCTGGAAGCGGCACTTTCGTACTCCTTTACTTGACAATCCCGAAAGACATGGCCAAGATACTCCGGTCGCCAAACACAGAGGTCTTGCCATGCCAATCGAGAAAGCTTGTGAGAAATGCGGAGAGCCGTTCTTTAGCTATCCGAGCGATAACAAACGCTTTTGCAGTCTGGGCTGCCGAAGCGCGTTCCGCTTCGGAAAATCGATTCCCGCACCGGGGCGTCAAGTAGTTAGATTCACCTGTAACAATTGCGGTAATGCCTTTGGCATGATGCAGTCGTACTTGGCCGAATACCGCAAGAAACACGAACACGACCCGTTGTACTGCTCGCGCAAATGCGCTTACGAAAAACGCCGTAAAGACACAGAAGCAAACAGCACTTTTATTTGCGAGGGTTGTGGAAACATAGCTAACAAAACTCGCAAGCCCGGAGGCCGCCTTTACGAGCAGCAAAAGTATTGCAGTCCAAAATGCAAACACGACGCGTTCAAAAAACGCGCGTTGGCCAAATTTGAGCGTGGCGAAGTTGGGCGACACGTAAAACGGCACGGTTACGTCTGGATTGCTGTACCGTCGCTCGTTACTGGCAAGCGCCACGCCATCATGGAACATCGGTATATAATGCAGCAACATCTGGGTCGCACGCTGCACAAAGACGAAACAGTTCATCACCGAGACGGAAACCGCGCGAACAACGATCTCACCAACCTCGAACTCTTTTCGAGCAGGCACGGTCCCGGCCAGCGCGTCGCCAACAAAATACAATTCGCCATCGAGATGATGCGACTGTATCCCGAATTCGCTCGGGCAGCCGGTTACGTTTTGCAGCCGATCGCTCATGTTACCGACGATTCGTCCCGCGAAACTCGTTCAGCGATTTCATCGCCTGTTGCATGACAAGCGATTCGCTCTCGCCCTTGGTCTCCAAGAGCTTCTTGGTGTAGTCCTCATCCTGCGTCGAAGGATTGGTGAAGTCCCAGCCGCCGATGTGGCTGGAAGGCGTAGCCGGCGCGACCTGCGAACCGTGCAATTTCTCGTACACGGCAGCGGCATGAATCGGGTCGAGAATGCCTTCCTTCTCGCGGAATTCGTCGAGCGCCTTAAGGCCATCCTTGGTCCAGCCTTCGCGAAGCAACGCGCTGTTGCCGTCCTCGACCCGCTTGGCGAGTGCGGACAGCTTGGCGTTCTTCTCGTTCTCGGCTTCCTTGTCGGCGAGCGACTTCTTCAGGTCAGCGATCTCGGTGTGCAGCTTCTCGATCGGCTCGTTCGCCTGCTTGTGGGCGTCAAGCCGCGGGGTCGGCACGTCCGGTTTCACCAGCTTGCGCGCTCGCTCGACGAGCAATGCCGCGTCGGGATGGGCCAACATCTCCCGAACGGCCTTGATGGTTTCCTGACCGTTGGCAAACTCGGTCTCATCGACCTCGATCATCTTGGCCATGGGTTACTTCCCACCGATGCTGGAGCCAGCATTCGGAACGTGGCTGATAGGCAACGCGGACGATTTATCCGCAGCCGGCAGATGGCTTTTTCGACCGCCGATCTCGTTCACGTCGAGATCGACGCGAATGGTCTGGTCGTCGGCTTTCATCGGAACCGTCTTGGCCGGATTCTGGAAAATGTTAACCATTGGAATCTCCTTTTCGACGAACAGCCCCGCGCTGCGTATTCTGCACATCCATCTTCGCGGCCTTGCCCAGCCACGGCAGTTTCTCGGTGCTGAAATTGTCGGCATTGTTGGTCCGCACGACTTGATCCATCGTGCAGCAAATTCCTTCGGGCACCTCGGTCTTAAAGATGCTCATGCGGCAGCCGGCTGCGGTTGCGCGCCTGCACCGGGTTGGCCACCGCCACCGGCTTTCATTGCCTTGAGCGCCTGCATTTGCTGATTGTTCTGGCCCTGCTTCATCGCCGTGGCTTCAAGCTGGTTGCGATTGGCAGCCGGCGTCATCGTTCCAGGCGGTACGAACTTGGCCAGCTTCTTGATCATGTCGAGAATGGCCTGACCCGGTTCGGAGCTGGCGCCGACCAGGGGCAGCGCATCGGTGAGACTCTGAAGTGCAACCCCCAGCTTTTGTAACCCAGCCGCTTCGTGACCTCGGTTCGGCGACGGCGAAACGGCCGGTGTCGATCCGAATGGGGCTTGTGGTTGCTGCGGTTGGCCAGGAACTTGGCCGGGGGTGCCATCAGGCATGGGCTTACTTGCGGCCCTTGCGATGCTTGCGCTTGCTGCGAGTGAACATTGCGTTCTCCCTGTTGCGAGGTTGCGTCGCGTCAGGCCCACCATTAGGCACCGACTGCCGCACTATCCTCCGACAGAGCATGAAAAACCCAGTTTACTTCTCTGAACTATAGTGTATTTTGGTTACAGCAAATTGGTGCGGGCTACCTGGAAGGATTGCCATGCCGGCGGGCGAATCAAAAAAGAAAAGTCGATTCATCACCGTCAAAGAAGCCGCGCACGAACTCAGCATCGGTCCATGGACACTCTGGAAATGGGCGCGAGAAAATAAAGTTGGCTGCTTCCCAATCAAACGTATCGGCAAAAAAATCCTGATACCGCGCCAGAAGTTCGAGGACTGGTGCGAGACAACCGACAACCGCTAGAGGATTACATGCACAGAGTTACCGTCGTCTTCGGCCCCACCGCGCTCGGCTTCATGTTCAAGACCAAAGGAAAAGCGGAAGCCCACAAGAATTTCAAAACCGATCATCCCACCCAGGACCTGACCATCGATGACGATTTCGGGCAACACGCCGAGATCAAGGCCACGTCGATTCATGGCATCATCATCGAGGATATGGATCACGCCAAATTGGCCCAGGTGGAGCTACAACTGCATCAATGGCGATTACAAGCGGCTGCACAGCAGCGCGCTCAAAGCGATCCTCAACTGCGTGCTGCTCAACGCGGGCCGGCAGTCCACACACCGTTCCCTGGCAATGGAATCATCCCGGCGCAATAATCACTTGTGGTGACCACCGCCCTTTAGGGTCTTGATCGCCGCTTCCGGGTCAACCTTAAGCAACATCTGAAACATCTCAGCTTCTTTTTCCTGTTTCTTTCGGAACGCCTGTATAGCGGTCTCTTTATTGGGAGCATCCGTGTTGTTGATGACGTACTCTCCATCGACAATGCCTCGTCCGTTAAGCGCGAGCACCAGTTGAGCGTTCTCGTCGGCAAAGATCGGCGACGACGAGTGGCTATCGACGGTGACGCGCCAGTCATCCGGCAGGTCTGACAGCAAAAACTTGGTTTCTTCGATGTCCTTGATTACGTTATCGGCCTTGGTCCAATAAAAACGGTCGTCCTTCAACTCCATCAAGGTCAAAGTGAGGTCGGCGGCAGCCGCGCACTGCTGTTCGACCAGCAAAGACCGATCCCGCAAGTCCGGCGAGGCGGTTTTCATCAAAGTGTTGGCGTGCGAACCCGCGCGCACACCTGGTTCGCCTTGACCTTGCATGATCGGCGGGAAACCGAGAATCACGTTGATCTGCTCCATGAGCCACTTGACCATTGGAAGCAGTTGCTCAGGGAATTTTGGCGTCAAATCCTCGATTTTTGAGTTTGGTCCTAGATTGGCAAACCCGGCCATGCGCGCCTGCGCATAAAGCTCGTCAGTCATACCGTTTTCACCAATAAACCCAAGGAATTTGTCGATCTGCAAACCCACAAGACGCTTAGCATCGTCGCACCACGCCGCCAAAAGTTGCTGCGGCTCGATCACATCGACCAATTCCGACCTGCCCCATATCCAATCGGTCGTCTCGTTGGGCTGGATGATGCGATAGGGCTGCAAACGGCTGCCGGCGGCAAGCGCATTCTGCTTTTTCATCATCACATCGCGCTTCTCGATCCGCGAGAACAGCGGTGTGACGAGGATGTCCGGCATGATCATCTGGATGGTGGTGTAGTCGTGCTCATCCTGCACCCACAACTCGTGAAATTCCACCACTTCGGCAGCGATCGTCGGCCCCATCAGCGCATAATTCGGGTCGCTGTTGAGCTGGACGATACCACCAGGCACCGGACTCACCATGCCTTGCACGCCGGTATTCAGTTGCGAGGTGGACAGCACCTGATGAAAGAAGCTGTTCGGCTCCGAGCCGGCATCGCCGCGAGCCGTGTGCGACTTGACCCGATTAAAAAGCTCCGTCGCGTTCGGAAACTTCCATATTTTCTGCCACACCTCCGGCATGGTGAGCGTGGTCGTCTCGCAAATGATCGGCTGCTCGTCGAGCCCACGATCCTCGCGGTAGACGCCAAGGTTCCACGGCATCACCAACCGGTCCTTGAGAACCAGATGGTCCTCGGAATCGCGCTCAGTCCACTGCTTGAGGAAGGCGGCGCCATATTTCAAGGCTTCGTAAGTGCCGCGCCCAAACGTGTTGCCGGTGCCATTGCGCTCCCAGTTCAAGGTGAGCTGCTTTGCCACCTGTTGGCCGCGGGAATAGGTCGGATCAGGTTGGGGATGGTCGAAGCTCATGGCGAACTTCAACTCAACCGGACTGAAAAGGTGTGCCGCCGTGCGCTTGAGGCTCGGCGCCATCATGTTCACCAGCGCCTTGGTGCCGTCATACTTGCCAGTCTCGGTGATGGCGTTGAGCAGGCGGTAGTACGACTTGCGCATACCGACGCTGACGCGGCAAATCTCGATCCACTCATTGACTTGCGTGATGAGCTTGGCGTGGTCGCTCGGAATCCCTCCAGGGAGTATCAAGCGCGGCTCCTATAACCCGGCTGTTGAGTCTCCAGCGCAGGCATGTCGCTCGTCGCCGAGCCGTGGCTCAGCGTCTCGTGATGCTGGTGGAGCACCTTGCGCATCCGCGCACCAGCACTGGGCTCCAAGCCGTTGACCAGCGGGCGGCCGTTCAATTCGATTCCGCCCGTCATGATGTTTGGGCCAAACTGGGTAGCATCGGCACCAAAGCCGACATTGCCACCACGCTGTTTCAAGAAATCCATCTGACGGGTCACATCGTTCACGATCGGCATTGCAGCCACTTCACCCGCCCGCGTGTCACGAATATTCGTCACCTTAAGATGTGACATCTCCGACTCCGGTACGCCCGCCATCTCCGCGGCCATCTGCGCTCTGACTCGCGATGAATCTTCAAGCTGCCGGTAACAATCGTCGTTGGCCTTCATCGTCGAGCTGCGCAAGAACGGCGCGGCGATAACTAAAACACCATCCTCATCCACTTCCGGCTCGCGCTTCTTCGAAACATAGCCGCAGCCCTTGAGCGGGCAGCGCTCGGGCAGGTCGATAGCCGGGTCCCAAGGGAAGGCTTTGCGGCAACCGGGGCAACGAATTTGGAAGCGAGCCATTTAGCGGTATCTCCAGCCTCGGTAATTTTGAGCGCGTGCCGTAACCAATCGTTCCATCCGCTTCGCCTTGAAAAACTGACTCAGCTGGTTCTGCTGGAACAGGTACACCTGATCGGTCAAGGTCAACCTCTGCCGCGCCGCTTCCGCGTCTCTCGTCCGATTGGTATTGATCAACGTCCGTCGTACTTTTTCTTCCCAGCAGTGAACGGCGAAAGCCGAGGCCATCACCCGATCGTCCTGGCTCCCGCTCGGCACCCCGATAATGTCGCCGTCGTCCTTGTCGCGCTCAACGACCCGCATTTCCTCGACAAGCTCGTGCGATCGGATGCGAAATTTACTGGAGTTCACGACGTTTCGCAACTGCTCCAGCATCGAGCTTTTGGTCTGCCGGGTGGTCTTGATATGATAATTGAAGCCCGAGCCCATCGAGTCGGCGCGGTTATAAACGTAGGTCTTGACGTTGCGAAACACGTCTTGCAGCCCCTTTTCCCTGATTTCCTTGGGCTGGTAGCCGTTCTCCAACTGGAATTTCAGGCTCTTGAGCGCGGTAAAAACCGCCATACCAGGGCCGTTCAATTCGAGCGCGTAGCGTATCTCAGAATCGACGCCGCCATACCAACCCAACAGCGAAGCTATTACCCAAGCAAGGTGCTCCGCTGAAATGAGCGGCCATGCGTATTCAGCCACTTGATCGAGGCCATCGGCGTAGCAGCGACACACCTCGATGCATGAGCGCGCGTTGGACTCCGACGTACCAAAGGCGGGGTCGCAACTAAGCACGTAGGACGCGCCATTGGCCGGTGGCTCCCAGACTTTGAGTTCGACCATCTTCGCGTTGGGCGCTTTGAGAACTTGCGTGTAAGCAAATTCGTCAAGCACGATGTACATATAAGTCTTAAAATTGTCGCTGATGTTCGAGGCGTACTGCTCAGTCAGCTTTTCTGGTGGAAAAAATACTGAGCCAGTGACCTGCCAGGCTTCATCTTCATCCCAGGGTTGCTCCTGTATGCGGAACGGATCGCCCTCAAACTCAGGATTGGCATCGCCTTCCGCTTGAGCGGTGGGGTCCATCCGACGCCGGATCCACGCGAGCTGAGACGGCGTGATGTCGTGGCCGTACATCTCCTTGACTTTTTTGATCTTGGCCGCTTCCTTCTCGGATGGCGGATAGGAGCCGTACACCTTGAAGTCGCGGTGGTCCTCGGGAATCATCTGCGATTCTTTGGACCACCAACCCAAAAATATGCATTTGCAATGCAGATCATCTTTGCGGGCGTTGACCCACATAGACTTCCATTTGTTAGCGCCACGCGCCGTGGACTCATAAATGTAAAGCCGGTCTGGATTCACATCAGATAGTGAATTACGAAACGCTTCTAGACCGTCATCGTTATCCCAAGAGCACAACTCGCTGCAATGCGCGAGAGCCAAGCCAACCGAACGACCAAGCGTGCCGCTGGTTTTAGTTTTCTTCACGCCCGCCGACATAAACAAAACTTTGGAATCGTTGCTAAGAGTCAAACCGCCACGATTATTTTGTTTGATTGCGGGAAACTTCAAGCTCTTGGGCAATTCGTTAATCATCACTTCGATTTCAGCGCGAGACTCATTTTTGTTTTCAGCCGAATCGAAGACGATAGCGCCCTTCAAACCAGGATGAATAGCAATCAAGAAAATACAAAGCGCGCGGATGATTGTGCTGATGCCAAGCTGACGACTTTTAAGACAGTAGATGTCATGAATGTCATTTTCTAGCGCGTCAAAAATTTCAGTAATAGCCCGGCGCTGGCCATCATAAAGATTCTCGCCAAGGCAAATCCGTCCCGAACCATCCTTAGAAAAAATATAGCAGCAATCCAAAAATTGGTAAAAGGCTGTTTCTACAGCCTGCCGTTTTTTCCTCGACCACCCTGCCACGAAATTGCCTGCTGGAAAGACCAGCCCTTCCGATACATCCGAGTTCGGATGGCACTATAACTCAATCCCAGCGCCTCACAAGCCAGTTTTAGAGCCATCTTTTTGCCCTTCACCCGCACCCAAACCGTATTGCTCCTATTATTCATTTGCGCACTGCGCGTAGCCCAGCAGCAATTGGACGGCTCGTAATTACGATTATTATCCTTGCGCTCAATCCAATGCTTTGAAGTCGGTCGTGGCCCCATGTCGGAAAGAAAATTTACAAACCCGCCCTCACCGAGCCAGCGAGCTGAAACCCGTATTCCTCGCGCGCCATAATACTTGTACGCTTTTTCTTTTTTGTTGTAACAGCGGGTCTGCATTCCAACCCAAAGCCGATACTCAACTGTTCTTGTTTTGCCGTGGGTAGTGTTGACCTTCAGTAAAGCAGCACGAGTCCCACATCCACACGTCGTCGTAAGACCTGCTCGAAGGCTATACCCCTTTGTGACCTTAACAACCCCGCAGTCACATTCAACTTTCCACAAGCTGTCTCCATAATCATAACCCTTCGGGCGTCCCTCGTAGGACAAAACCCGAAGTTTACCGAAGCGTTGGCCAACCAAATTGTAGTATGGAAGTCTGCTCATTCGACTTTATCGCACGAGCAAACTTTTCTGTCAAGCCGCTAACACCCCCGGCAGATATTCGGCAAGGGTTCCCTGTCAGGCGGGATGGGCGCTACGCGGCTCTCGTGGCTACCGAAAGGACGGCATGTGCATGCCACCCCCGCCGGCAAAAATGGTGATCGTGGCGATCAGGCAAAGAATGAGGAACAGAAACCAGATGCCACCTTCGAGGCGAGGCGGGATGGGATAAACGTAAGTCTTGATTCCATAGATAAAGAGAAAAAGAACGCCCGCGCAGGCGATGATCCAAAACAGCGCCCAAAGCAGGTCGAGTGCAATGCCGGCCATGACGTTAACTCCTGCGCCCACAGGGCGTGCGTCGGACAACGCAACAGTTTGAAATAAGTTCCCGGAACCAAAAAGCACTTGAGGCGTTGTCGGCAGACCAGAACTTTACCCCGAAAAGGAAACCCCATGCCGACCAAATTCGAGGACGCCGTTGCCACCCTCAAAGCCGAAAACTATGAATCTCCCGCCATGCTGCAAGTTCTTGATATCGTGTCGGAACAGAACGAGCGCATCAAGAACCTCGAAGCTGGCAATCTTGCCACCAAGCAGGCGATCTCAACTCTCGATGCCGTCTCGAACGCCCACGGCGTTTCGATCGGCTCGCTCGCCCAGGACCGCCAGACCCACGCCGAGCAGCTTGCCACCGTCGTCGCCCAGCCGGCGGCAGACGCCAAGAAGATCGAGGACCTGGAGAAGCGCGTCACCGCGGTCGAGGGCGCCGTCGGCTCCAAGATGTGGAAGCGGGCCGAGGCGCCGAAGCCGGTGTTGCCGCTGGCGGCCGAGAAACCGGTTATCGAGCCGAAGCCCGGTATCTTTTCCGGCTTGACCGGGCAACCGGCGGAAAATCCGGCCGCGGTCTAACGCGCGCCAAATCCTCGGTTCTGCAACTTCCTTTGATCCGCATCCTGGATGGCATTCTGGATGCGGGTCAAAATCGTACCCCAGAACTGCCCCTCGTCCTCAGCGGCGTCTATCATAAGAAGCTCTAGAGCTTTCCCACCGCCTGGCGGTACTAGGACGCAGGCGCCGCCGAAGTGCGCGTCCGCATTGTGAATGATCCGCGCAGCCATAAGATTGAACGGATCTGCGGGGGCGCTCATGCGTAACGATGTCCGTATATTGGCTTCACTTCGCTATTGAGAAACTGGCCGACCGAAGCCGCGGTGGACGCCTCCAGCGCAACGCCTTCCGGCACGCCCGAGTAGATCGAGACTCGGCCGTTGGCCCACGTCACGTACATTTCTTCTTTTTCCGCGTCGTAGCCGATCGAACTGGCCATCGTCGAGTAGACTGATTTTTCCCAGGTCATCGCGTTTTCCTCGCAGCGTCAGTCATAATCTCATGCAGGATCGGCAGCAGTATATCATCCCGATCCTCGCAGGTCTCGTCGCCGTACAATAAAAATGGGATCTTCAAAATCGCAGGCTTCTTCGGATCATAGAACGGATTGTCCGGCGGCACCTTCCACAACAGGATGCGGCGACGGTCCTTGTTGTGATCGCCGAGCGAGAAGAATTCGCCCGCAGCCTCATCGGTGTAGCGCGTGCCGTGGCGCCGGTCGATTTCCAACTGCCTGATCGGCTCGCGGATGTGCGCGCTGCGGTCGGGATGATCGTGAAACCACTGGCCGTCCTCGTCGAGTTTGCGAAGCGTGACGGTCATGCGTACCTCAACACCGCTCTCGGCCACGCATTGCTCACCGCCTCGACCGTCGAGAATAGCACGTTGACCGTACCGTTGTTATCCTCAGCCTCGAATATCTGGGTTTTCTCCGGGACCAGACAAGGCAGTTGCCCATCGCGAAACAGGACGAAGGTCGAGTAGCCCCACTCGCGCATGAACTTGCGCAACGAATCCTGAGTCGAGCCCAAGGATTTAAGCGCCGACAAGTTCAGCTCGCAGACAATATAGGGGACGTGGTTGACCAGATGCTTCTGCGCGCCGCGCAATGCATGTTCCTCGGCACCCTCGATGTCCAGCTTGATCAGGCGCGGCGTGGTGTGCCATTGGCTGAGTTGGATGCCTTGCAGGATTTTCTTGCCCATCATCGGCTGATGAGCGCTCAACGAGTTCATGCCGCCGTGCTGGCTATAGTGCAGCGTCACGTCCTCGTTGGAAGACCAGAGCGGGCGGTTGCAAATCTCAAAATTCTTGATCTCGTTGAGCTTAAGATTGTCGCGCAGCTTGGGCAGGTTGTTCTCGCCCGGTTCGACCGCCAACACGATACCGTTCGCATCGACGAGCTTCGACATGACGATGGTGAAAAAGCCGATGTTGGCGCCGCCGTCGATAGCGAAGTCGCCGGGGCGAAGGACGCGGACCAGGAGGTGCATGACCTCGGGCTCGGGGCAACCGAATTGCTCCATACACAGCATCATGTCGCGATCAGGCAGCGACGACGGGTCGTGCGTCATCTTGAACGCAAACTTGCGCTTGTCGATCTCGAAGTTGATGTCAACGATTTGGGGCATTACTGGAATGCCATCACCACGAGCAGAATAACCACACCAGCAGCCAAGCCAAACACAACGCGGTCACCAATTGTCCGATTACGCGCAGGCGCATTCTTGCGGTCGGTCTCTGCTGGCGTTTCCTGAATAATAGGAACGTTCAGATAGCCAACACTTTGCGGTGCGCCGCTCGTACCGCCTTCCCAGCCGATTTGCCAAAGGCCCCAAATCGCAACTGCTACTCCAAACAAGCCGATCACGATGTTCATTTGTGAGTCCTCAGTACCTTCACGGCTTCCGTCAGCATCTCGTACAAGTCGAGCGCTTCAAGATCGGAACTATTGCTCTGCCAGACCTTACGCTCGTACTTTTTTGCGGCTGTCTCCAACTTGGCGATCAAGGTTTCCAATTGCATTGACCTTCTCCCTAAGCGCCAGCGTGATGCGCTGGAAAACCTTGTCCCACCGCATGTCGCGGTCCTGGATGAACAAGCGGTGCGTCTTCTGATACCACAGCATCGATTTGCCGTCGTGACCGAGGCGGTAGTCATGGGCGTGGAACGAGTACGGTATCCACACCTCCTTGCCGATCGCACCGGCAATGTGCGCCAACGCCGACTCGCAAGTGATGACCAGATCGAGTTTCTGGAGTACCGACACCGTGTCCACCACGTCGGACACCCACGGACTCATGTCGCGCACCAGCGACTCGCAGCAGAAGTCGTTCAGATCCCGCTTCCGCTCATCCATTTGCAGCGAGTAGAGCTGGATGCCGGGCACCTTGTAGAGATCGAGGAAGTGAGTAAGCGGGAACGAGCGCCACTTGTCGAGATCGTTGAACGCCGAGCCGGCCCAGGCGATGCCGATGTGCAACTTTATGTCCGGCATCTTCCAGGTATCGGCCATGCCGTACACCGGAAGCTTTGGGTGCGGCGCGTCCTTGATCTGCTGATCGGTCAGTTTAAGCGCGTAGGGCAGCGAGACGAACGTGGTCCAGGCATCGGCCGGCGGGTAGGAGGTCGAGGTCGGCGTGAAATTCACGTTGGGCAGATGCACGAACGCCTCGGTAAAGGCGCGGAGCAGCGCCGGCTGCACCATGGCGTGGATATACCGCGCCCGCCGTGAGGCGGGTTCGAGAAACCGTGCGAAGCTGAGAGTATCGCCCATGCCCTGATCGGCGACGAGGAACACCGTCGCGTCCTTCTCACCCTCCCACTTCGGGTATGGATAGGTCAGGTAGTTCTTCAAGCGATGCTCGAACCGCGACTCCAGAAACTTAAACCCTTCCGCGTATTCCTCGTTGAACAGGAGTGCGAAGGCGAGATTGAACTGGGTGGCGGTATCGTTGGGCTTGAGGCGATAACCTTCTCGCGCCGTCTCGACCGCAGCCAGGCGTTGGCCGAACGCACCGTGAGCTTGGGACAAGTTCACCCACGGATAAGCCTCATGCGGGCCAAGCTCGACGGCCATCTGGGCAAACTTCAGAGCATCCTCAAGCTCGCCGAGCTGGTTGAGGCGCCACGAGATGTTGGACAGCACCTCGATCTGCTTGTCGGTGCCGAGATCGCCGTCGAGCGCGCGACGGTAGCAGGCGACGGCGGCGTGCAGGCGGTTGATGTCGCCGTTGGAATTGGCGTTGTCGGCCCACGCCTGCCCCATGGTCGGATCGACGATGCAGGCGGATTGCAGGAGGCCGAAGGCGTGGGTGGCCCAGTCCTTGTAGTTCTGGTTGCGCACCGCGTCGAACGCGGCGTTGTACATACGAATCGAAGCGGCCCTGTCACCCATTAAGTCCCTCTCGCGCCATGATGCGCTGCACTTGTACGCATTGCCAAGGCTTTCCAGAGCGCGTCGGATAGTATTTCGTCAAGTAGCGGCCGATGCGCCCCGGCTGATGCTTGCTTTCCAGCAATTCCTTGATCTTGACAATCGCCGCCTGCTCGCGCTCGTCTTCCTCAAGCTGGGCCTCGCGACCCTTGCCGCTGACCTTGAACCCGATCGGCACGCCGCCGCCCATAAAGCCGCGGCGGGCGCGCTTGCCACGCCGGCCTTCCTCGGTTCGCTCTCTGATTCTGTCTCTTTCAAATTCAGCAAAGCAGGCCAAAATCGAAAAGAAAAGTTTACCGACACCATTGCCCGTGACCGGATCGGTGGAAACATCAAGCAGCACAAGCTCAACGCCTCGCTGTTTCAATTCCTCGGCCGTTTGAAGCGCATCGATAGCAGAACGAAACAAACGATCCATCTTGCTCGCGACGATGCAATCGTTTCGTTGCGCACCTTCCAGCATCTCCTTGCCTTGCGGGCGAAAAGCAAGCGGTACGGAGCCACTGACGCCCTTATCGACGAACTGCACAACATCCTTGGTGGCTACGCCGCGCATCTGAGCAAGCGCCTTGCCCTTGCGCAACTGCTCGGGGATTGAGACCGCGCCTTCCTCGGCTTGGTCAAGCGCGGAAACTCTGGCGTAGCATAGAATCATAACCGCCTCCCAATGTAGTTCAATCAACTACACCTTCGGTTTGGCCCTGTCAAGTGCCCGTTTGATGCCTTCGGCAAGGGAGATTTTCGGGGTATAGAGCTTGCTCATCTCGTGGATGTCGGCGACGCGGCTGAACACACCCTCAGGTTTGAGAGGGTCGTTGCGAATTGCTTGCTCGCGATGTTTTCCTTCGGCAGCAGCTTGCCCGACTGCTTGTAAAACTATTTCTTCCGCTAGCCGGAAAAACGAAGTCGGGATGCCAGTGCCAAGATTCAGCACCTTGCCGCTGAGCTTGTCATAGGTCGTCAGCACCGCCTCCACAATGTCATCGACATGGATGAAATCGCGCTCCTGGTCACCCGAGCCCCACACCATCACGGGGTTGCCGCCATCGATGACGCGCTTGATGATCGAGGGGAAGGGGTAGTGCAGAGACTGGTCTTCGCCGTAGCCACCGAACGGCCGGTAGATCGCAACTTCGAGCTTGTATTTGTCGTGCGCCATCTTCGCCAGAAATTCGCCGCTCAGCTTGCTCCAGCCATATGTCATGTCAGGCTTGGAGAAGCGAGACTGGTTAAAGTTCACGTAAGCTTCCGAGAGGGCGACGTGCTTCTCGCGCGTCTGAAGCTCCAGCGGATATACCGCGGACGATGAGAAATATACCACTTTCGGGGATGGTTTGGCCGCGGTGACCCATCTGAAAAATTCCGCGTCAATGGCAAGGTCGATCGCCACTTCGAGCGGATCGTCCTCGATCTTGACCCGACCACCGACGATGGCCGCACAGTGGATCACCAGATCGAAGCGGGAGGCGGACCAGAGCGAGCCGGGGACGGCGGTCGAGAAGAAGCTGCGGCAATCGCCGATCATGAGCTGGAGGTTGGGGACGGATCTGGTCTTGGGGTGGTAGGCGTTGGGCTTGAACATCCAATCGACCAGCTCAACGCCGCTGTACATGTTGTCGATGGCGGTGACGGTGTGGCCGTCGTCGAGCAGGCGCTTGACGAAGTGACGACCGATGAAGCCTTGAGATCCAGTGACTAGCACGCGCATTTTATCCCTCACGCTTTTGTCGCAGAGTGGAAATCTCGTGATCCAAATACCAACGGGCCTTCTCCAAATCCTCGATAGCGTCGCCTTTCTTTCCAGCGCGCGAAATGTATTTAACAGTATTGCCGAGACAGAAGCCCAAGCCCCATGCTTCGATGACCTTGATGGCCTCGTAAGGATTGCCGGCGCCGCCGTAATGAGCAGGATGATTCACCGCCTCGGTCACAACTCCACCCTCCCATGCGGCAAAGTATTCCAGTCGAATTTCCAATTGGTGACTCGCGGCTGCTCGTTGTGAGTTCTGATTCCATAAAATACGCAGCCTGGCGTCATCATGTTGATGCGGATAGTGCGGTAGGCGACGTTACCCGGCAGGTTGATGGAAACAATGGTGCCGGCACCGCTCTCGGTGGGCAAGATCGGACGCGCGTTGAAGCCCGATTGCTCGTCCACAATCTCGATCTGGCCGCCAACCGAACCGCCCGAGACCATCACCTCGCACGGGCCGGCGATGGGGATGAAAATTCTTGGATCGAAGTCCTCCTGCTCACTGTCGGCGATCCAGCCGAACGGGCCGAAGCCGGGGGCATCTTTCAGCTTCCATTTACCTTGATAATGCCCGCCGATGGCGCCGATCTGATGGGCGAAGATGGTGTAGCCGCCGTTAGAGTCGCGGTGGAACAGGGTGTCGGGAAGTTTCCAATTGCCCAGGCGGATGTTGTGGAGGTTGTCGCGGTAGGTTTTAAAATATCGATCAGGTAAATCGCGAGCAACTAGCGGATGAAATGGGTCGGTAACAATCCGTAGCCCTTGTTCCTTAAGGGGTGGGACTTGGCCGATCATCTGCACTGGTGACGGCGTGAGAGCCAAAGATGCAAGGCCATGTTGCGCTAGCAGAGCATCCCAGCGAAAGTCGGCAACAAGAAAATGCTCCATGCCCTTGAAAGCCCAGTACGAGCCGATATCGATACCAGCTACCAGCGAGAATGCTTTGCGGTTTTCTGTCGTCCATTGCACGCGATACTCGCAAAGGATCAATTCGGCTGCCTCTCGCGTAAAAATAATTTGCCCCGCGCCAAGATTGTGCATAACCGCATAACCGTCGCGCGAAAATAAAATTCTATCTTCGTAGCAGCGAGTTGATACACAACCAACCTTCAAACCATCAGCTTCGCCTTGTTCAAACAAAGCCATAGTTTTTGCGAACCAATCATGCGGAAGCACTACGTCATTCTCGACGAGACCGATGTAGTCGTACCAACCAGGATTCAAACTCTTGTTAGGCGGATGACCGTAACACGGCGCTTCCAGTAAGTGTGAAAGTGCATAGACGATCGCTGCTCCCGAACCGCCGGTTACATCCCGGCGCACCTCAAATTTAACCTGCTGTCCGTACCAAGTCTCTGCGAGCTTCTTTCCCTCGGGCGTCTTGCTGCCATCGATTGCGTACAAGTCAAACTTGTCCGATTGCAAAAGCGGCTCGATCGACTGGCGGGACAGTTCGACGCGATCGCAGGTGCTGAAGGCTATCGCTACACGGTTCATTTGCGGTTTGCCTCATGCGCCTTCACGATGTTGGTGACCGTAGCGAGGTCGATATCTTTTCCGATCACACAGATCGAATTATTCTTCCCAGCAGCGTCAAATGCTTCGCGTACCGGCAGTTGCGCGTAATAGCGCTGCTCATCAGTCCAATCGGGCGGACAGCGCAGCACCAACACATCACTTGCACCGAGCGATAAAATCTGAACTGGAATTTCTTTCAGCATGATCTCGGTCATTTCAGCACCTGTTCGCAATCCTCATACCACGCCATCGCTGCCTCCAACTCGGGGCCGTTCCAGCCTTGGGCGAGGATGCGGCACTGCTCGGTCACCGAGATGTCCTTGGGCAACGGTGCGCGGTTGAGGTAGTCCGCGTAGGCCGCGATGTTGTCCACGCCGTAGCGCTCGGCTTGCAAGTCTTTCAGGAGGGGGCGCGGGGCGCGGGCGTGGTAACCGCACGGCAAACCGTACAGCGTGTACAGATTGCGCTCACGCATGATCCTGCGCATCAGGAGCGATGCTTGAATATCGGTGTTTCTGCCTTGCGCGAAGTAGAACTGGGCGAAAGCTGGTGCGAGTTCGGCTTTGAAGGCTGTGATCTGCGAATTGAAAACTGCGTTCGCCTTGAGATGCGCCACGAAGCCGGTTCGCAAAATCTCGGATACACCGGTGATAGGATGCCCCACTGCAATAGCGTAAGTCGCGTCACCATCAGGCACGCCAAGAATCGTGCCCTGCACCGCACCGATCTGAGCGTCGGTCACAAAATCGATATCACAGCAATCTTGTTGATCGTAAGGTAGGCCGCGAGCAAAAATCGGCGGCACAGTCATAGCGCCGTGATTGAACCACTTACCCGCGTTACCGACCTGGATGCCGTGCCATTGGTCGCTGAAGTGCTGATCGAAGTGCCAGAAAAAGCAACTTGGCTCGGTCGCGGGCAGCATATCGTCGTCAACCGAGATGATAATATCCGGCTTCCACTTCATCGCTTCCAGCAGCGCAATGTTGCGGCGACTATCAGTGTTAAGCCCGATCAGAATCGAATGTCTCGAATTACTATTCCTATGGTCCAGATAAACGCAATTAGGCAACGACTCACAGTAATCCTTCGTCTCATCCGGCGTCTTGAGATCGCCGGCTACGAAGAACATCACGTCGGGATCGTGGGCGCGGTAAAGCTCTAGCACCTTGGGCACATGAATCGTTGTTGTCACCAGCGCCGTCTTCACTGTTCCACCTTCACTTTGCGCGTCGCCGCGGTCCGATATTCTTCCAGGATGTGGACGATCATCTGCGCGAGCTTCCGGTCTTCCTCGGCCGCCTTGCGCACGAGGAATTTCTTGAGATCGACGGGTAGTCGAAGCGAAGTCGGGTATGGGTAGGTTGACATCACTCAACCAAGTCGGTCACCGCGTTCACCACCTCCAACGCAGCGTCGATCTCGTGCGGCTCGGACTTGAACATCGCCACCTGCTTGTCGCGCTGCACCGGGTCGAAGTTACGAATCAGTTTCACCTCGACCGGCGTGCCCGACGAATTCGTACCGGTGCCTTCCTTCAGGCCGCGGTCGGACAACATCGACCACGTTTTCAGATCGAGCGCTGCATACTCGCGGCGACGCCAGATCCACTCGGCGATTGGTTTCGTAACGCTCTTTTCTCCGAGCGTAATCGAGACCATCGTTGCAATGTTGGTCTTCTGGATCGCACACAGCAGCCGGATGTTCTCCTGCGTCAAGTCCGTGCAGGACTGAAGCCACTCGCTGATCTTGGCGCGCGTGCTGTCACCATACGTCGGCGTCTCGAAATTCAGGTGCGCGCAGAACTGCGCGATCTTCGCCGCAAGATCAGCGATCTTTTCCTTGTTCGACTTTACGCGCTTCATCGCTTCGATCAACTTCATTTCCGTTCTCCTTAAAAGTCACCTGCACAGGAAGCCTCGGAAGCTCCGCTTTGACGAACAACTAAACTGATCCGAGGTCATTTCGGTCGCATCCTTTACCCTTACCACTGACAACCTTGCTCTCATTAAGCCTTGCAACCGTGAACCTTACGGCTTGAGCCTTGAGTTTGGTGCCATACAAATGGCTGTGAAATCTCATGCTCTACCACTGAGCTAATTCCCCATAAGGCGGGGAATTTTGGATTCGAACCAAAGACCCTGAGATGGGTAGGTGTGCGCGTCTCTGCGGTTTTTATCTCCGTGCATCGACTAACTGGTGAATGAAGGCCGGGCGAGGGGCGTTTGAGGGAGGGCATGTGACCCGCCCGGCCTGCTGCCCGTCCCGACGTTGCATGGGGGCGAGTTCGAGGGAGCAGCGGATGGAGGATGGACTACAATGTAGTGGTTGTCAAGCGGGAATTATTTATTCGGATCTCCACCGCCTCGCACCATCTCTGCCGTGAACCAGAAGACAACAAGCAGGATAACGACTCCTGCTAGGACTTGGTGCGTCAGCGTGAGCTGCCGCGGCACGCTGTGCACGTACATGAAAAATATGACGAGGCCCACCAAGACAGAAAAAACAAGAAAGAAGGCTTTCATCTAATGAACGTCTCGATATCGTAGCGGGTCGGCTCCGCGAGCTTGATGCCGAGTTGGGCCAGTTCGTCGGAGGTGAAGGGGCGGTCTTGCCCGCCTTTGGCGGGTGGAGGTTTGTGGATGCGCGGCGTGTTGTAGCGATCGACGGCCACGCAGGCGCCAATGAAGAAAAAGAAAAGGAAGATTGCTAGGTAGATCATTTTGGTTTTCCTGGGAAGCTAGAGAAATTCTCGAAATTCTCCCGGCGCGCAACCTCGCGCGCCTCGTTGTCGATGATCATGTGCCCGCGATCCCACAAGCGCTTTGCCATTTTTACCCAAGCGCGCGGCAGCATCGCTCGGCGCAACACCGCGTCGAATTCTTTCGAGTCTCGAATGTCCAATTTATCGCGGGATACTTTCAAGCGCAATGCGCGTCGCGCTAGGCGCTCGGATGCAGCGTGAAAACGGATGGAGTCAATCAGCATGCGCCGAGCGTAGCACACTTTTTGTGTAATACAAACGACTACGGGCACGGAGTTTGAAAAAATTATTTTTTGGGCGGCGGGAGAAGGTTGCGCTACCCAATTCTCTCTAGCGTTGTGGTCCGACGGGTGTGCGCGCGGCGCGCGACACGGGCCGGTTGACCTACCTGGATACCGCCGGCTAACCGCCTGGCGCTCGGCCGAGAGGTGCGGCAGAACGACGCATATATGAGCACGATCTATAGCAAGGGTAGGATAGGTCAACAATGCTTCCCTAAAATTATCTAGCAATATCAACGGTTAATTACAGTGTTGTAACGATGTAAGTAGGACTGTAATCCCACGCCATCGAATCGAATAGATTGGCGCTTCAAAGCGATAGCGGGTCGAGAGGGTACAAGGCACGCGCCTGGCGGTAATAGCCTCTCGACCAGCTCGGAGCGATCTATGTCGGAAAACGGAACCCAGAATTTAGCGCAAGCCTGCGAAGCGGACGTGTCGCAAGAGCACCGCGAAACGCTCCCGAATCAGAGCGCACCCCCACTTTTTGAGCAAGCAATCTTGCGACTCGTGCCGCTGAAAACACATCGCGATATATGCGCACTATTTGACAATCGAGTCGGCTATCAGACAATCAAACATTGGCGACGGGGCAGGCGTCGCCCGCCAGATTGGATATGGCAAAGGCTCAACGAATTATTCCGCAAGCGTGTAGCTGAGACTGAGGCACTCCTAGCGCAAGTCCACGCGCAATCGGCAGCAGCGGCACAATACGAGGCGCTGCACCCGCGCGGCAATATCAAGCACTACAATCGAGACCGCTTTACCAAAAGGGAAAAGGCCAGCGAATCGGCTGGCCCCTAGCGCGCGGCGCTTAACGCAATCTATTCGGCATCCAGGCGCGCGGCTAACAGTGGATGAAGCCGGCGGGCCAGCGCTTCATCGATTCGCACACAATGCTTGCGCAGATATTCGCGCGACACGGCCGAGCTGCACACTGCGGCGTTAGAGCAATCGGTCAAACCGACAAGTGCTTCCTGCGCGCCGTCATGGCACATGTGCTCAGATCCTTCGAATAGGGCGATGCAGTTGCACAACACGCCCTCATTCGCCCACTTGCGCAGATTGGCGCGCGTAAATGCGACGTGCTTCTTACTCGCCGACTTTGAACGCTGTTCACCAGCATCCGCGTAAAACCTGATTCCTTCCATAGCACCCCTCCATCGGTTAAAGACAAACCATCTTTACTCTCTATCATCCCTCAAGTCAACCCCCAACAACAAAAAACCCGCCGTCTAGGGCGGGCTTTCTGGCGCATGGCGCTTCAATCCTCATCGTAAACCGGACCCTCCCAATCCGTCCGCACCATATCGCAAACACTCGGAAACTGATCGAGCGGCCAAGAATGCTCATGCACATAGCGGCGCCCGGCGCCTTGCTTGAGAATTCGCGCGGTGAGCACGCCATGCGACACGCCGCACGATTGGAAATCCCCGTCATTCGTCACGTGCAACATGGCCTCGCGTAAGTCCTCGCGCGCATCCTGCCAGGGGTTAGCGCGATCTTCCTCGTGCCGAACAAACGTGTAATTCACATCTTTCCAACACTCGGTTGCCGGCATCCAGATTTGCCCCACTAGGTAACCGCTGATCGTGTATTCGATTCGCATGTCACTCTCCCATTGCTTTGTCCGTCACGCCTAACTCTTTACTCTCTATCAGTCACCGTGTCAAGGCGACTCTTGGCGCACGGCACTAGGCATCTTCCCAAGTCGGCATCTCGACGGCATCCCAGTTGAAGGCGCCTAGCGCCTCGTCGATCTCGTCGCACGCGAATCGGTTAGCATCGTCCCGGCAATCGGCATTCCATAAGATCGAATGCCAGCTCCCGCATATCCCGCAATCGTAAAATTGCGGCCGTGCGCCGTCGCCCGCGGCAGCTATGATCTCGGCGATTCGCTCTTTCGTCATGGTCCTTCCCTCCTAAATGGTGGTTTAAACGCGTTCTAAGGGGTGCCAGGCTACTTGTAGACGGCAATCCCTCGATTGTAGCAGCTCGACACGTCCGCGCCCTCGGGCACGTCGCCCGGCCGCAGGATGTACAGAGCAGCGCCGCGAGGATCCCCCTGCACATAGGCCGTGAAGCCCGGATAGCGCGCCATGATCTTCCCTAGGCGCTTCTGGGCGCCTTTCTCGCGATCGGCTACCAGCGAGTAGCGCGCGGTGTTGCCGCTGTTGCTGTGATATTCCAGGTATGGCTTGCCGTTGTCGGCGTAAACAAAAGCGCCGTCCTTCTTGGCGCCACGCACTAGGCACCATGAACCGTGCTCATTACCGTCCCCGCATTCCAATTCGTGCCAGCGGTGCAACGTCATCGAAATGCGCCGGAGCTGGTCCGCGTCCGGCATCGCTATCCCGACCAAAACCAGATGATAGCGGCAATCGTCAACCATTCGCATTTCACTCTCCCATTGCTGAAACTGCCTTTTCTTTTACTCTCTACTAGAGGGGGAGTCAACCCCGAAATTGAAAAATTCACACAATGCTACGCTTTCCTCAATTTCATGCAAAAACACAACGGGAATCCCTGCGTTGTAAAAAATTCTGACAAACTGCTCGCGCGTTGCGCCTACACCTTGATACTCGCCCAAAACCAGCACCGAATTATTCCGCGCGTGAGCCCACCCGCTAATCGCTTTTTTCATCTGCCGCAACACAGCCGGATATTCGTCCGCAACAGTTGGCTTGCATTCCACGAACAATTCCAAACATGAATGGTCGTAAGTCATATGCGGATCATCGCTCGGAAAACGACAATGGAAATGCACATCAAAGCCATGCGATTCAAAATCCACCTTTAAAAACTTGGCATATTGCTCGGGCACTTTGCGCTGAACGCGCTCTAAAAATGTGCGCTGAAAATTCGGATCCAAAAATTTAACCTGAAATGCATTGTGTTCTGGCGTCTCAGTCGGCTCCTGGTAGTGAGTCGTGATAAGCGAATACCACTCCCCGAATTGTTCCCTAAACCACGGCTGCGCTAACAGCCAATCCACATATTTCCGATCCTTCACCATAGCCTTGAACGAACGGCCTTGGTATTTCCCAAACGGTACGACCTCATTTGCCATTTTAGCCTCCGGTGACAGTGTGACAGTGACAGTTAGATTTTCACATCGCAAATCTTAGCGTTCATTTGGCAGTAACTAAGTTACTCTTTGTTCCTACCCTCCATTCCGCCACTTTCCCTCACATGAGCCATTTTAACTGTCACAACCGTCAATCTGTCAACTATTGCCAAAAGAGTAAGAGAATCAACTAGGCTTCGGTGACAGTGGTGACAGTGGTGACAGTTGCGGTTTTACGATTGGGACTATAATCCCTCCATTCGGCTAATTCCTCATCCCATTTCCAAACACCCATTCTTCGCTCCCAAGCGGCGCGAGCCTCTTTTAATGGCGGAAATTCCCATAAAGTGCCGTCTTTAGTGTGTGAACTGTCACCACCGACACCTTTTAAGAGGCGCGCAAGCCCTTGCGCTGACATGTCGCCGCGGCGGCCTAAAGTCTCCCGAAAGTGCCCCAGGATCGCCGAGGCCAAGCCCTTGCCGACCGCGCCTTGAAATGGGAGGTGCCCGGTTTGCAAAAGGTGTTCCCACCATATTGAGAATGGCGCCAGGCTCCGGGCTTTCTGTTCCATCAAGGCGGCGGTGCGTACGATCTTGCGCGGGTGCCAGCTTTTTAAATCTAAGCGCAATAGGTCGTGCAGCATCGCGGCAAGGCCGCCTGAATTGATTTCGACATTTAGCGCATTGAAATAGGCTTCATCGCCTATGCGCCGATCGCTAACCTCGAACACCGCATAACGGCGTTCCTCGTGCGAGGCCGGCACCACCCATTCGGCGTTTGCCGCCATAATGACGTGAAGGCGATTCTTCCACGGCGTCGCGTCAATCCCTTTCTGCTCGATCATAATGGTGGGTTCGGTGAGCAAGCCTTTAAGCACGGACTCCCCCGGCTTATCGCCGGCCCAGAATGCCTCATCGGCAAACAGCAACAGGCAGCTCCGCAAGTGCCCGTTGAAAGCGCCGACCAGATGCTTGCTCGAATGGATTTGAAGGCCGTGCGCACCAAAGAGGCGTTTGAAAGCGTTGGCGAAGGTCCCTTTGCCGGATCCCTTGTCCCCTTTGAACACCAAGGCGACCTCGGCCCGATCGCCAGGGTGCTGCACGGCCCACGCCGCAAATCGGAAAATGTACTCGGCCGATGCTCGGTCGCCGCCGGCTAGGACGTGCCAGATGTGCTCTTGCATCAAGCGCCAGCTCCCAGCGCGCGGCTCGACCGCAAACCCGCGCCACAGGTTTAGCGTGCCGTCCGGCAATACCGGCTCGGCGCCGGGAACAAGATCAAGCCCTTGGTAAGTCTTGCGACGACGCCACTTTAACCAATAGGCGCCAAGTTGCTTTGATTCATAACTAATCTCATCGTCCTTTGTCTCTTTTCGGATTTGAATGTATCTGTTACCAAAAAATTCAGTAAAGCTCTTAAACGATTGAAAACTAGCAATTTTTACACCATCGTCAACCCGGCTTGGCACCCAGCTCAAAACCAAGCATTTCCCCCCGATATCGCCTATCACCGAGTACCTTTTATTAAGGTCGTTCAAGGCTATAAGTGCCTTCGGATCAGAATCTTCTTCAAAGGGGAACGGATGGCCGTTTGTCTCTGTCTCGTCGGCCGGGTCACTTTGCTTCGTCTCCTGGGGCTTAACCTGTTCTTTTTCTTCTTGTTTTGGGTGCCGGCTAGGTAGCTCAAAGTCGGGATCGACCTCGCGCGCTCGATAGACCAGCGAGCCAAAACCGATACTGGTCGGTGGTCGTTTTGATATGTCTGCCCAACGCTTTGCGGTTTCTTCTTCGCTGTATTTCTTGCTCTTTTCGGAGTAATCGGCCGCGATGTGCAGCCCGTACTCGGCGCCGCCCGACGCCGCCCAAATCGCCATCAGCATCGCGTTCCAGGCGTCCCACCCAAGATCCGGGTTAGGGATAAGGGCCACGGTCGCCGCAAGGTCTTCAGGCTCGGGCAGTTCCTCTAGGCCATCCGCCGCGCGGTCGGCCAGCCGCGGCAGCGCTGTGGCCCGCAGGTAGTCCGGCCGGCTATCCGGCGCCGCAGGGGCTTCCTGGCGCCTGGCGCCCCCCGGCCGGTTGCGAAACCACGACAACAGCCATTCCGGCATGTCGGCGATCGTTTCGCCGGGATTGATCCAACGGTAGCGCGTGCCGCTCTTGTGCAGCGATGGCGGCAGAATTACGAGGCCCTTTTCACCGCGGATATCGAGACCATTGCCACTGTTCGTGGGGGCATCCGTGGCCTTGAAAAACAGGTGCCGCCCGCCGCCCGCACGGCCGGTCTCGGCCATGAGCGTAGGCAGCTTGGCGCAACCGTTGTCCCGCATGAGCTGGATGAGCAGCGCCGCGCCCTCGGCGCTGTCCACATCGACCACGGCCAAGCTCTGGCCGGTCGCTGCGGCTACGTTGGCGCTAGGATGCGCCTTCCACATGGCCTCGATCGCCGCGCGGTCGGTGGTGCCGTCTTTGTAGCCATGGCTACCCTTAAACGGCACCTTTGAGCGCGAGATAGCAAAAACGCGCCATCCTCGCCCGGCGTACTGGTGCGCTGCCTCTAGTATTGGGGATGAAGCCATGCCGACAACCCGTTGACAATGTGGGTCCGCTCGGCTAAATGAGGGGTAGCGACACCACCTCCACTCAGCCGACCCGAGACACCCCGCCCCCGTGGCGGGGTTTTTCATACTCAGCCCAAATCGCAAATCCGTCAAGGTTTTGCTTGACCCCGGCTCGAACCTGCGGCAGTCTTGCTCCGTCCGAACTGTGACGTTGTTTGTCCTACTACTCCCAAACTGAACGACTTGGCCCTCGGCTCGAGCCGGGGGCCTTTTCTTATGGTTGACAGACATCATCGGATGCTGTAGAAACTAAACCATGAGCAAAGCACGAGCTTGGCGTGAGTCTCTAAACCTCTCAGTGGCCGAGTTGGCACGTATGAGCGGTTACAGCCCCACTGCAATCTGGTGGGCTGAGCAGGGGTTGACGCCGCCTCGAACTAAAAAACACGTTGCGGGCGCGGCTAAATCTGGCAAAATTAAAGCTGCCGTTTGGAAGCGTTATCGGAACGTCTGTGCTGGCGTCGAGAGCCAACTCAAAGCCGGCAAGCAGTTCGATTGGGGCCAATCATGACGTACTATGTGGGGCCTTTACCAAGAGGGAGAAAGCCGATGCAGCGGATGTCGCGGAGCGATGTTGCTCGATTGAAGATGCTCGGAAAACTGCATCGCAAGAAGCTGGAAGCCGAGGAAGCGAGAGCAAAAGTGCGCAAGCGGAGGAAAAAGGCATGATCTACTTTCTTGCCGCTCACCTCGTTAGCGCCACTCTCGTCGTCCTCTCCGTCTTGGGATATCTCCGATGTACACACCCATCGTCCTCGCGCTGATCTACTTCGCTGCGATCGGTTTGCTAACGTTGGCCGGCTGCGTTGTGTTTAGCCGAGACTAGAATGGCCAGCAAGAAAAACTACCGCTGCCCCTGTTGCGGCCAGCTCACGCCGGATCTCGTTGGTTTCGAGGGCAAGGTCGTCCACATGGGGCCGAACCAGCAAGCGCTGTTCAACCTACTTAAAAAAGCACCGCAAGGACTTTCCCACGAGGCTATTCGCGAGCGGGTTTTCCCGTCGCGAGCTAATGGCGACGACTACTGCCATAATATCGTGGCTGTCACCACGCACTATGTGAACAAAAAAATTGCGCAGTTCAAGCCGCCTCTCAAGATCGTCTCGACCAAGGGGCACGGCTCAATTTATCGGCTGGTGCGGTTGTGAGAATCATTTGCGCCGACGCCGAGACGTTTTTTGATTCGGAATCGTACACTCTCAGCAAAATGACCACCGAAAGCTACGTGCGGGACAAGCGCTTCGAGTGTCACGGCTGGGCCGTCAAGTGGAGCGCCGACATTGATCCAAAATGGTACGACGACCGGCAGGCCCGCTATATCTTCGCGCAAGAAGACTGGAGCGACACAGCCATCATCTGTCACCACGCTCAGTTTGATGGCCTCATACTCTCGCACCACTACGGCATCGTTCCCAAACTTTATCTCGATACACTTTCATGTGCAAGATTATTGCTTGGCAACCATCTCAGCGTTGGTCTCGACGCGCTCGCCAAGCACTTCGGACTAGCTGCCAAAACCGTTCCCTATAACCTTTTTCGCGGCAAACACTGGAACGAGTTATCTCGCGATGTGCAGCAACAAGTTGCCGATGGCGCCTGTCACGACGTTGACCTGACTTGGCAACTGTTCAAGAAACTAGGTCCGCAAATACCCAAGGAAGAATTTACGGTAATGGACACCGTGATCCGCATGTTCGTGAATCCGGTCTTGCGCGCCGACACCGAGATGCTGGCGCGGATCTGGGAGAGGGAAGAACATGGCAAGGTCGCGCGCCTCAAGGAGCTGGGGGTTGCCGCAAGCGAGTTGCAGTCCGCCGAGAAGTTCGCTGTTCTCCTGCGCGCAGAGGGAATTGAGCCTGAGACGAAAGAAGGAAAGAAGGGGCCGATTTTTTGCTTTGCAAAAACTGATCAATTCATGGAAGACTTGCGTGAACATGATTCGCCTCGCGTTCGCGCGCTGGCGGAAGCGAGGCTAGGTGAAAAATCAACTCTTATGCAAACCCGCGCCGAGACCTTGGGCTGGATGGCTAGTCGAGGACCTTTGTGTGTTTACCTCAAGTACGCTGGCGCTGGTACTTTGCGAGTATCAGGGGGGGATGGCGCCAACTGGCTCAATTTCAAGCGCGGCTCCGACATGCGCAAGGCCATCTTGGCGCCCGAAGGTCATCTGCTCGCCCCCGTTGACGCCTCGCAAATAGAATTCCGCGTTTGCATGTATCTTGCTGGGCAGGACGATGTGCTTGAGCAGTTGCGCAATGGTGAGGACCCATATCTTCCGGGCGCGTGCGAGTTCTACGGTGAGAAAATTTACAAGCCGGGCAAAGACGATTCGCGGCGCCTGGAGATGGAACAGAAGCGGGGCATGTCTAAGCAAGCAAATCTTATGTGCATCTATGGGGCAGCCGGCGAGCAGTTCCAGAAGACGGCACGAGTCGGCTTGTATGGGCCGCCGGTTAAATTGAGCAGGGAAGACGCCGATCGGTGGGTGACTCTGTTTCGTCGAACACATCCCGCCGTATGCAGTAAGCTGACTGGCTACTGGGCAATCGCGGAGTTGATGCTGCGTGTGCTTGCGCAAGGCGGTACGATGACTCAAGGGCCGCTCACAATTCGCGACCATCGGATTTATTTACCAGCGGGCCAGCCCCTGATCTACGACACGTTGGAATGGCACATTCCTGGTCCCGACGAGGATGTGCGCGAGTT